ACCTACCAACGTTAATAGAGTCTTAGTTACGGGATCGCCCATGAAGCAACCCCTAGTTGTGGCTTCGCAAATAACGGAGCCCTCATACCAGATACGGCGAGGAGCTGTAACAGCTCGGATCACCGCATCACCATACCACTTGGGAACTTCAAAGAATTCATTGAATTCTTCAAGAAGATTCCGGGCGGTTGTCCACGAAAAATAATCCGTGGAAGTTTCAAGGTCTGTACTTAGACCATAGGTAGGGTAACATAAGTCACCCAAACATTCATCGAGAGGAGCTTCTCCTTTCGAGTGAGGACAAGGTTCAAATAACCAATCCTCGTTTAAGGCCATAACAAATGACCAACCGTGGCGAGTTTTACTCACCCCGGAAGCGGACTCAGGGATTGCCCTGAGTAAACCAAGACTTACATGACTGTAGACTTGGAGAAACTGCGAATGGTAAAAACTACTAGCAGTTACAGCCCGTGCTTTATAACCGGGTTCAGCTATGATCGTCAAACGGACATCATAGAAATCATCGTAACCTTCTTTAAAGGCTGCAATGGATTGATGGAAGATTTTCTCTCCCATTGTTCGAGCAACGTCATGCGTTAACTCGCCAGTACTTAAAGAGTACGTATAACACGTAGATTGATCAACGTGTCCTTGAATGGAACAGGAGATAGCTTCTCCTGCCGTAACACCCCGGTAATTACCAGTGTGAATTTCTTGAATACTCGCGAACGCGGTATCAATAAGACCACACCGACAGGTGCGGTTATAAGGAAGGAAGTCCATCAGCAGATTTGCAAAATGAGCTTTCCCTCCATCGATACAGCGTGTCTCAAGACACGCCGAATTAGAGATGCTAACACGAGCATCTAATGTAGCGCGGAAGATATCATGCTTAGTGATGTTATTTTCAAGCGCGAACCGGACGTAAAATCCGGCATCTTCTACGACGTCATCATGCATCGTAACAACCCGGATAAGTTTATCACGGGAAGCAGGGAATAATTCTTTAGGAGCTATTCCAGAATTACGAGTTTGTACAAAATGTAAAATTCGTATAATACCAATCTTAGACTTGGTATCGGTGAAACCCCGGACAATTTTCCGGAGTTTAGATAACTCCATGGGTAATGGAGTGACTATACCGAATTGAATTAAATCTTTTCGGAGATTCTTCTTATAATCTTTAAGAAGAGTACCAAACTCAGGGCGAAAAATACACTGAGTAAAAACAGATCGCATTAGCGAAATGATGTAATCCC